TAGCCATTTTGCTATAATGTTTGTATAGTAACTAACAAGGGGCACAAAATGGGTGAGTTCTTAACGGGTGCTAAAGTTACTAAAATTGCAACTTTGTATCGGGTAGAATACAAGAACCAAATTGTTGCTGAATTTGCAATTAAAGATTTAGCACTGATTTTTGCCCTTGATCGTGCCCAACTTGAATCAAGTTTGCAAACAAGCAACATTTTTCTGCTCCGAGCAGCCTAAAAACGGTAGACCAAAAATCACCCATTTGCTATAATGTTTGTATAGTAACTAACAAGGATTAACAAATGAGCAACTATCACAATTTAATGGCCGAAGTTGACTACATTTGCAAGGGCTACTCCAGCTACGGCACCCTGGATGCAATCATGTTCATCAAAGAATGTGAAGAACTGTACCCCAGTGAAGTGCGCCGCGAACTGAAAGAATTCCTGCACCACGGTGCCAAAATGTTTGCTCCGGTTGACCAATAATCACCATCGTGCTATAATAGCTGTATAGTAATTAACAAGGAGAAAATCGTGGGCTATTGGATCTATGTTGAAGACGAAGAGGATTATGTTTATATTCCATCTGCAGAGGAGTTAGCACAATGAAATTATTAATCACCACTCAAGTTTACGAAAACTACGGCGCCCATGACTGGGACGGTGCAGGCGAGTGCCCTGAGTACTGGAAGGCCAAGGGCGGCAACGACTATGTGGTCAAGAATTTTAAAGGCAAAGATGTAACCATGGCTATTATGGCTTTGCGTGAAAAGATTGAACAAGACAGTTCGTACTACCGTGAGTACATTGTTGACTGGAATATTGTAGCCGATGACTATCTTACTGAGTTTGAGCGGGATCAACTGGACTACGAAGGTTCAATCCGCTTTCCAGCACAAGAGTTAGAATTTGCATAACGGTTGACCAATAATCTCTATTTTGCTATAATACTTGAATAATAATAACAAAGAAACTTACATCGTTAAACAAGGAGCCGTATATGAGTACTTCATTTATTCGCATCAAATCTGGTGCATATCGTACCACAGACGTTTCTGGCAAAGTGTTCCAATTGGTTGAGCAAATTAAATGTACCGCCAAAGGTAACTATGTCACTGTCAAGAACGGCGAGCAGTTCCCAGGATTCCCAGATGACATCCGCATCAAGGTCAACGGCATTACTGACTACGAGTTTGTGGCAGAAGGCGATGCAGCAGTGTCTGCGGTGATCGCACAGGCTGCAGTTGCAGTCCAAACAGATGACGAACGCATGGCAGAGATCGCTGAACGTTTTGAAATGTTGACTGAAATGACCAAGGCTGCCACCAACGGCGACATCCGTGCCATGATTGTGTCGGGTCCTCCGGGTGTGGGCAAGAGTTATGGCGTTGAGCGTGAAATTGAGAAGGCTTGTTTGTTTGATCAGATTGCAGGCAAGCGTCTACGTGCCGAGGTAGTCAAAGGTAGTGCCACTGCATTGGGCCTGTACATGGCATTATACAAATATTCAGACAGCAATTGTGTTCTGGTGTTTGATGACTGTGACACCATCTTGTTTGACGATGTATCGTTGAACTTGTTGAAAGGTGCCCTAGACTCAGGCAAGAGCCGTAAAATTTCGTGGTTGAGTGAAAGTCGTGCGCTCAAAGACGAAGGCATTCCCAACAGCTTCAGTTTCAAGGGTAGTGTGATCTTTATTACCAACCTCAAATTTGATCAGATGAAAAGCCAAAAGATCAAAGATCACTTGGATGCACTGCAAAGCCGCTGTCACTATCTTGATTTAACTCTGGATACCATGCGTGACAAACTGTTGCGTATCAAACAAATTGCTGCCAGCGGCGACCTGTTTGCAGACATGGATATTACAGAAATTGGGCAAGACGAGATCATTGCGTTCATGGACAAGAACAAGAATGCATTGCGCGAGATGAGCCTGCGCATGGCAATCAAGATTGCACAACTGTACAAGAGCTTTCCTGGCACGTGGGAGAAAATGGCTCGTACCACTTGCATGCGAGCAGCATAAGTTTAGAACCGGAAGTTTTTGTTAGCTCCTTTTACTATTGGTTCAAAAAGCTCACTTAGGTGAGCTTTTTTTTGACTTTGCATTCAACATGTGCTATAATTACTTTATGCTAAAAAAATTCCCCTACGTAGAAGATTACATAGAAGTTATCAATGGTGATCGTGATTTGGTTACTGGAAAACTTTTTGGCATCTTTGAAAATACCCCACCTATAATCAGTCTGGCCCGGTACGATGTTGCTATTGTGCATAGCATGAGTGTGGCCAGTATGGATGGCCGTGCGCTGACTGACAAGCAAGCAGCACTGGCATGCAAATTGGTGCTCAAGTATCGCAAGCAGCTGGCCAACTTTGGTATTGATACCAGCCCAGTAGAAAATCCGCAGTATCGTATGAGCATAAGGATAATTGATCGCACTCGACGAGTGTATGTGGACGGCGATTCTATTGCTTTAAGGTTTCCGTATGATGTAAAAATGATTGACAGTATAAGAGAACTGGCAAAAATTAGCCAAGGCACCTGGCAATTTGACAACAGTGCTGATAAAGTTTGGCGACTGGGCATGACCGAAACCAATGTGATTGCTGCAAATGGATTTGCTAGAAACAACGACTTTGAAATAGATCCCAAGTTTGAAGAACTGGTACAATTGATTTTGGCCTGTGAATCAGACCCTTACGAAATTAAACTGGTGGCCACACACTGTGGGTACAGCATTACCAATGCTGCCAATACCTTGGTGGACTACATCAACAACTGGTGCGGATTTCACTCCAGCAATGTTGATTCATTGGTTGATATGTCTGCAGAACTTGGTTACACTGTTGACACAACAATTGAACAACAATTGATAGACAAGTATTCGCCGCGAGTGTTCAATTTAATGACAGCTCAAGAAACTAGATTTGCTCCAACTCCGGACGCAACAGTGTTTGAAGATATCATTGCCTACGCCAACATTGCCGGCCGTTGGCCCATATATGTGTACGAACCTGACATGAGTGATAGATTGTACGAAAAATTTGTTCTTAAGTATTTCAATCCCGAGCAGGTGCATCGGGTCGGCAATGACAAAAAAGAACCTGTTAACGACGGCAACAAAATTGTGTTTTTTAACAAGTTCAAATCTGATTGGACGCAACCTATTCCTTTGTTATTGAGCTCGGTGGGCATGATGCACGGTGGCGAAAAGAACATGCTGTTACAACGTGCCAAAAAGGTTGTTTATTTTGCTGCAGATGTATATAATAATCAACAACGAAGAGCATAACAGTGCAAGCCAAAATAATCATTTCCGACGAAGTCAATGTAAAAATAGAAGGTCTAGACCTGACTACCCGCAAGAACCTGGTCAACAAATTTAAATTTGAGATTCCAGGCGCTAGATACCAGCCCAGTGTACGATTGGGTCGATGGGACGGCAAGGTCAGCTTCTTTCAGCTGGGTGGCAGCACATATATCAACCTTCTGCCAGAGATTCTTCCTTATCTTGATGATCACGGTTACGACTGCCAGTTAGTAGATACCAGACAGTATCGTACCACTTTTGAGTTCACGGCAGTCAACGAGCAAAGCTACAGTCATATTGCATGGCCCCCGGGTCATGTCAAAGCCGGTGAACCCATGGAACTCAGAGACTATCAGCCTGAAATTATCAACAGATTCTTTGCCAATCCACAGTGTGTACAAGAAATTGCAACCGGCGCCGGCAAAACAGTTATTACTGCAGCATTGAGCGATGCAGTCAGTGCATACGGTAGAAGCATTGTGATTGTACCCAACAAAAGCCTAGTTACACAAACAGAACAAGATTATGTGAACATGCAGCTGGATGTGGGTGTTTATTTTGGCGATCGCAAAGAGTTTGGTCGTACTCATACCATCTGTACCTGGCAGAGTCTGAATATCCTGTTAAAAAATACCAAGAACGCAGAAGCGGAGATCACCATTCAAGAGTTTCTTGAAGGGGTAGTGTGTGTTATCGTGGATGAGGTACACATGGCCAAAGCAGATGCATTAAAGACTCTGCTGACTGGCGTGATGGCGCATATTCCAATTCGTTGGGGCTTGACTGGTACTATACCCAAAGAGCCGTCTGAATACATGAGTATATTTTGCAGCCTTGGAGATACTGTGGGTAAACTAAGTGCCAGTGAACTGCAAGATGCCGGCCATTTGGCCAACTGTCATGTGAACATTGTGCAATTGGTGGACCATGCTGATTACAAAGATTATCAAAGCGAGCTTAAATACTTGACTACCAATGCAGAACGCATTGCTCACATTGCTGGGCTGGTTGATGCCATCAAAGATGGTGGTAATACCTTGATCCTGATTGACAGGATTGAAACAGGCAAGATGCTGCAGGTGGAACTGAGCACACTGTTCAGTTTATTAAAGGACAAACCCGATGTGGTTTTTGTATCAGGATCAACCAAGGCCAAAGATCGCAAAGATGAATACGACGAAATTGCCACCAGCACCAACAAAATTATTATTGCCACTTACGGCGTTGCGGCTGTTGGTATTAATATTCCCCGTATTTTTAATCTTGTGCTGCTTGAGCCTGGCAAGAGTTTTGTTAGGGTCATACAAAGTATCGGGCGTGGCATTCGCAAAGCGGAGGACAAAGACCATGTGCAAATCTGGGACATAACCAGTACATGCAAGTTTGCGAAACGACACTTGACCAAACGCAAACAGTTTTATCGAGAGGCCAACTATCCTTTTACTATAGAGAAAGTGGAATGGAAATGAGTTTTAAAATAATAGACAGAGGCAACGGCATTACCTGGGTGCAAGTTGACCAAGACATATGTCAATTGGCTGTTTGGTGTCAACAAACAGGATGCGGCAAGCAAGTAAACTGGAAACATTTGAGTTTTAAAAATCAGGCCGAACTCACAATGTTTTTATTAAAATGGCAGGATTTACACAATGAGTAACAGTCAAGTTACTGGTTTAACTGTAACGTGCAAACAAGACTTTTATTTAATTCCTAGGTTATTGGAATCAATTGAAAAATATAGTGTAACAAAATTTTATCATTACATTATTTTAAATGATGATATAAATTATTTAGAGCGATTGCAAAAAATAGTTTCATATTACCCCTTGGTTAAAATCTATCACTGGGAAGAAATTCCAAGAATGGTAGCTCCACTGAGAATTGACAACAGATTTGGACCAAGGCATAACTACGACGGCTGGGTAAGTCAAATAATGTTAACACTAGCCTGCGCCAATCTTATACCAACTGATTACTATCTACATTTGTGCAGTAAAGATTATTTTATAGAATCTTATGATATCTTGGCAATGATCAAAGATAACAGAGCGATGTCCAGATTTGACAAATTTAAAAATAACGTTCCAGATTTTGACGACGATGTAAGCTACTTGTTTTATTGGATAAATGCATATAAATTTTTTGATTTAAACCCATGGGATTATATAGACCGCACCCTGCGGCCAGAAACACCTGCTATTTTAATTACAAAACTTGTAAATGACATGCTAGAATACTTAGACAAAACAGATGTAAGTATTTTAGACCTAGTAGGTTATAATTTAACGCAGAGCTATAGACCAGACCCGGGCACAGGTAAAACAATAGAATACTATCTTTATAGCGCCTGGCTAGCAAAAACTAATAATCTTGATCTATTATCAGACACCTGGTCTGATGATAGACCAGACAAATATATAGTCTACGGTAGATAATTTTAAAAAGAAGAACTATATGTACTAGATTTGTTGGCATACATTGATAAGCAAGGATGTACAATATTTAATTATATAAATCTATACCTGATAGCACCCACATGCAATGAAGCTTATTTATATGGCGCCTGACTGCGAATTAACAGACACTACATATGTGACAAACTTTAACGGCATAGTAACAGAAGTAAGATGAAACAAACAAGAAAGTTAAAATGAGAATCCTAACGCTAGAAAACACAGCCTACGAGCTAAACGATATACCTGATGAAGTAGAAGATTTGCGTTTTGCTGTGTTGGATAATAGCGATCCTAGAACTCCAGATTATTTTTACATTCCGTTAATCTTTTTAGAAAGTTTCAACAGTCCGGCACTGGTGTTGAAGATTGGCAACAACCAGATCAAGATGCCGGTGGACTGGCATGTGTTGATTGGCGAACCTGATCTAGGCGATCTAGAAGTTGTGCCGCTAACCAGCATTAACGACAGAGGTTTCAGTGTGTTTTGTTTTAATCCTCTCAGCAGTTTCAGGCCCGAGTTTGCCACCATTGAAATTGTGGATATCTATCAAGACGTCAAATGGTATTTCCCCAAACTCAAGCCCGGGCAACTGTTGGCAATACCATTAGAAACCGGAACTGAAAAACCTCTGTGTGCGTATTTCGTCAAAGACATATCAAGACAAAGTGAGATAGTAGATTATGGAAAATGTTGGTAAATTAGAACCCGGAGCAACTTACATTTATGAAAAGGCCGATGGGGTAACTTATGCAAGAAAGCTGGGTGATCCTCCAGACACCAGATTTGAAGTAGGTAGAGACGCTTCAAGTACACGAGAACAAATTCTCCAAGACCAATTATGGCACGACATTCGACAAGCAGCCAGGTATAATCCTGGCTTGCAAGATGCACTGGATCGTGTTATAGTTATATACCAACTAGGTCGACAACATGAATCAGTACAACACCATCCAGTATGAGCGATAAACTAAACATCAGCAATGAACTACAACAGCTTGATACCAAGAATCGGCAGTTTTATCGTGAGCTTACTGACGAAGAGCGCAAAAAATTCAGCACGTTCTTGATGATACGCTGGAGCAGCAGTGTACAAGGCAGCGCAGACCTGCAGGCTTATTACCTGCTGAGTTGCAACGAAAACTTAAACAAGCATTTCTTCGATCTCAGCCGCCACCCAGAACTGCAATGGTTATCGGCTACCACAGTGAGTCCAGGAATGGGCACGTTCAGACACGACTGGATCAAGCAAAAGAAACGTGATGGCAACAACAGCAAGGCAGTGAAGTTTCTTAGACAAATTTATCCTGCGTACAAACAAGATGAACTTGAGTTGTTGGCACAGATAAACAGCACAGCAGAACTAAAACAACTGGCTCGGGAGCATGGGTGGGATGACAAGCGAATCAAAGCCGAGCTATAAATGTCGTTATTGCGACAAGGAGTTTCGCAAAGAAAGTTCACTCAGTGTGCATCTTTGCGAACCCAAGCGCAGATGGCAACAGGAAACTGAAACAGGAGTTCAGTTTGGACTAAGAGCCTATTTACAATTCTACGAAACCACACAGGGCAGCGCACGGCTGAAAAGTTATGAAGATTTTGTCAACAGTCCTTATTATAATGCTTTCGTTCGTTACGGCCGACATCTGGTTGCTGTTAGGGCTATCAATAGCAACAGTTTTACTACATGGCTCCTGAAGAACAACAAAAAGATAGATTTCTGGTGCAAAGATACATTCTACGAAGAGTGGCTACTAGAATATCTTAGAAAAGAATCACCACAAGATGCACTGGAACGTGCTTTACAGGAGATGCAAGATTATGTTGGAACTAGCGGCATTGCTGATTTTAGCCATTACTTTTTGTACGGTAACGCTAATCGTGTTTGTTACCATATTTGTACCGGTAGGATTAGTCCTTGGGTTGTTTTTAATT